CTAGTGGAGAAGGAGGTAGAGAAGGAATTAAGGGCCGGGTTTACCTGTAGACCTATAGCTATTCCCGAGTCCTGTAAAACCCGAGTGGTAACCGCGGGTCCCATATTTTCCTATTGGGTGCTCAGAGAGGTTCAACAATTTCTCTGGGATACTCTTAAGATCTATCCGGTTTACTCCTTGATAGGGAAACCTGCAAGTAGTGATACGGTGAACATAGGTAACTGTGGTCCTGATGAGATTTACATCTCAGGTGATTACAAAGCAGCTACCGATAATTTGCGAAGTGATCTTTCACACTTTGTCATGGATCGGGTCGCCCGTCGTTGTAGCTTTCCAAATTGGCTACGACGACTCTGTCTACGCGCTCTAGTGGGTCATTCTCTCGATTACGAAGGAGAGATCTTACCACAGCGTAATGGACAGCTTATGGGCTCACCTATTTCCTTCCCAGTTCTCTGTCTCGTGAACCATGCGGTTTGTGATTCCGCAATGGTTCAAGCAGATTGGACACTGGATGAGATCCCACCACGCGATCGCCCCTTACGAATAAATGGGGACGACTGTCTTTTCAAGGGGCCCTTAAGCCTCCCTGATATCTGGTTACGCCTGTGTAAGGCGGCCGGCTTGGAGAGTAGTATTGGTAAAACTTACTTCTCCCCTTTCTGGTTTCAGATAAACAGTCAGATCTTTACGTGGAATTATGAAGAAAACATACCCAAACCCGTAGGATACGTCAATTTTGGACACGTTTCTCCAGTCGACCCAAAGGGCGGTGCGGAACGGGATTGGACAGATTTACCCTCCCTCCTAGAGGACCTCTTACGAGGTCACTCTAAGAGTAAGAAGGAACGTCTGACCAGTCTCTTCTTGCACGACTTTAGGTTCCTGTTGAGTCACGTGCCTGACGGTATGTCCTATTGGATGCCCAGGGACCTGGGGGGCTTAGGCCTTCCAAGGGACGGGTGCATCCTAAACATGGATGAGGAAATAAGCTTCAGACAAATGGAACTAGCAAATTATCTTTTGAAAAATCCAGAAAAAGAGATTACTTGGCCTAAAGATCAGGCTTACAAGGCTCTCTGGATGGGTCGTGCTAAGAAGGTTCTTAGTAAATGGACAACGCTACAAAAATGTAGCAATAGAGATGAGGGACTTAGTCCTTGGGCTCCACCAACCGGTCAACCGACTGGTTTAATGTGGGATCTCACAGAAAGCGTAGACATAATTGAAGATCGCCGGAAACGGTGTAACTTCCAAAAATATTTTAGACTCTCCAAGGGCACGGGAGCTGGACCACTTGGTCTATATCTCGGAGCCTTTTTGTATAAAAGAGTTCTACCCTACGGAATCTGTGAGTTACTGGATGATCTACACCCATCTCCATCATATATAAATGCCAGGATGTTCGAAAGCGAACCTGGGAGAAGCGATTATTCGCTCCTGCGGAAAGATCGGCACGCGGGTCTGTACCCGACCAAGTATGGGCTCCGTGTTAATTTTATCCAATGGGATCCTTTGTCCCTCTGCCTGGATAAGGCACGGGAACTGAACAAAGAGATAGAC